AGCTAATACCTGCATCTCCTACTGGTCAGAACAAGGGCTTGCCGGGCAACCCAAGACCGGGCCAAGTCTTTACCTCGTTCTACGGCGCACCCGGTGAAGAAGTTTGGTTCACAATGACTTGGGACGGTAACAAGTGGGGGCCTAGAGTTCCGATTGTTTACAACACACCATCAACAAGCCGAGTGTCTACAGGCCCAAGTGCAAAAGATGTTGCTTTTGAGCGTGTTCAAACAATGATAAAGTCCTCGCAAAAGCAGCTTGCTTCAGCGCAGAAGAATTACAACGACACGGTTGCAACGGCAAACAAAAACTACGCCGATTCGGTTGTTAGGTTACAGGCAGAGTTTGACAACAAGCTCGCAGGAATAGTCCAAGGTTCTCAAGACAGGTTGCGCAACGCATACCGCTCAGCCGTTGCGGTTGATGTTGGACAACTGTTTGACAGCAGCGAAGACAAGTCCGTAGACGGACTCATAACATCAATGACTGCCAAGCTGGACGCTTCCAAGGGGTTGTTGTCCAAGTCTGCCGACCTAGCGTCGCAGGGCTTTACACAAACATTTATTGAGCAAATTGTTTCGGCAGGAGTCGAGACAGGGAACGAGCTTGCAGGTGCAATTCTTGAGTCAACTCCTGAGACAAAAGAAAACCTCCGGAACCTATTTGACGCACTAGAAACTGAGTCGGCAAATGGGATGGATACCTTAGCGGCTGAAATCTACGAGAAGCAAGGATTGGCTACTGCTGCTCTTGAGCAGCTCTATGCGACCACTCAGAGCGATTTGGCAGTCGCATTGGTACAACAACAAGCGACGCTTGCCGAAGCCCTTGAGCAGGCTGCTGTGGCTTTACACGACTCGGTGTCTGGAATCAAGTCTCAGTTACAAGAAGATATTGAAGATATGGACGGAATGTTTGGCGGTCTTGGTGGCACCCTTGACCAGTTCCTAGCCAAGCTTGAAAAGGTGAAAGGCTTCGCTGTCGAAAAAGAGATTGATGCTGCAACGATGCCCGGTGGGTCACTCGGCACGGGCGTCACACAGGGCGCTTCCTCCGACATAAAAAACGGAGTTGGGATTCTCATTGACGCTGTAAGCGACGTGGACAATGTCCTGAGCTACCTAGACGACAGGATTAGATTAGCTGAAGGCTACACAAATCTTGCTTCTACTAGTGACGCTCAAAAAGCTTCTGCTCTAAGTACCTTGGCAGAAATCAGGTCTAGCAGAAACTCTTTGACAGCAGGCGGAAGCCCTGAAGCCGCAGTCGGTACTGTGATAAACATTAACGTCAAGGCGGATACCTCGCAGTCTCTAGCGATGGTTGGAAAGTCTTTGGGTAACACTGTTGCTAAGTACGTCACAGGCGGCGGACAAGTTATTGTGAGTCCTGTCTAATGGCAGTTCCAACACCGCTAGTCGAAATCGGGTTCGACCTTACAGACACCGGACGAGGCCCGTTCTTTGTACTAGACGACACCACTAAAGGAGTCCTAGACAACACCGAGTGGCTACTAGGTGGAACCCTTTTCTATGACGTGACGGACAAAGTTAAAAGCATCTCAATTCAGCGTGGCAAGAACCGACAGCTAGACCAGTTCGACCAAGGGCTTGCAAACGTAGTCTTCAATAATAACGACAGAACCTTCGACCCTGAATACGCCGCGTCTCAGTTCTACGGACAGATTATTCCTAAGCGCCAAATTCGAATAAGCTCCGGAGGCGTCTTGCAGTTCTTCGGCTTGATTGACGACTGGAACCTTTTCTATAATCCGGACGGGGATAGCACGGCAGCAGCAGCTTGCTCGGATGCAACTTCTTCTCTCGCAACTCAGTTCTTATCTGCAAGAACTAACGACGTTCAGTTTTCCGGCGACCGTATCAACACCATTCTTTCCCTTCCAGAACTAGAGTGGCCTGCAGGTCAACGAGACATTGAAACCGGAGCGATGGAGCTTGGCGCGGACTCAATTCCAGTAGACACAAACGCGCTTGCTTACTTCAGGACAATAGAAAAGTCAGAACCCGGCTCATTCTTTATTTCAAAGTCAGGCTCGGTTGTTTTCCGTGACCGTCGTACTCCGGGGTCTTCAGGAGGAGTAACACTTGCCGACGATGGAACTGGTATTCCTTACTCAAACATTGTTGTCGAGTACGGCTCTGAGAATCTTCACAACGAGATTGCGCTTACTTCTTCCATAACCGAGACGCAGGCAATCGCTAGGTCGCTAGAATCTATACAAACTTATGGAATCTTTTCTCTAAACCAAACAGGCTTACTTGTCAACAACGACAACGAACTTATTGAAATGTCCAAGTTCTATGCGAACAAATACAAGGAGCCGGAGTATAGGTTCAACTCAATCGACATCCTGCTAGACCAGCGGACGGACGAACAGCAGGCACTTGCATTAGCATTAGAGTTAAACGACGTTGTTGAAATAAAGTTCACGCCGAACGGAATCTCTCCGGCAATTTCTAAGTACGCTGAAGTAATAAGAATTGACCACTCGGTCGACAATGTAAATCATGTCTTATCATTAGGGTTTGCGACACTCGCATTCAGTTTGTTCGTATTAGACGACGCACAGTTTGGTAAGCTAGATAGTGGAAACGCCTTGGCGTTCTAATAAGGAGTAATAATTGCCTAGAAAAGTTTGGACTGCCGGGGATGTTCTCGCAGCAGCGGATGTTAACACCTACCTTGGCGACCAAGTAATTTCAGTCTTTGCAGACGCAGCCGCTAGGGACGCCTCAATAACTTCTCCGCTTCACGGGATGGCTTGCTACTTGCAGGACACTAACGCCTTGGAGCTTTACAACAATTCTGCTTGGGTTGGAGGCGGAGACATAACTTCGGTAGTAGCTGGAACTGCGCTAACAGGTGGCGGCACAGGTGGCGATGTGACTCTAAACGTTGATTTGTCTGCCGTGACTATTCCAGTTTCGCAAGTGACAGGGTTGCAAGACGACTTGGACGCCAAAGGCGACTTACTCGCAAGCTTTGTAACAGACGCAACGACTGCCCGAACACTTACCACAGCAGCAGACGAAGGCAAGACACTTCAATTCACAAGCGGTTCAGCAACCGTGGTCACAGTAAACGCAAGCACAGACTTCACAGTTGGGGCAAGAGTAGACATCATTGCAGACGGCGCAGGTGAGCTAACTGTGGCGGCAAGCGGTGCAACAATCAAGGCGGCAGAAGTTTCAACAACTTCGGGCAGTTTTACAATCGGCGCTCAGTATTCAGCCGTTACGCTTTTGTGCGTAGCCACTGACGAGTACCGACTAATCGGGAATGTGGCGGCAGTCTAGATGAGCTTTATTTTATTGGGGATACTAAACTCACAAGCGGATGGTGGCAGTGCGCTTTATGTTGCTGTCGGTAACAATGGAGAGTTAGCCACCTCAACCGATGGCATCACTTGGACTAGCCGAACATCAGGGTTTGGGGGTGGGACTAGCGGTAGTATCTATGGCGTGATTTACGGCGATGGTCTTTATGTGGCTGTCGGTGAGGGTGGAAAGTTAGCCACCTCAACCGATGGCATCACTTGGACTAGCCGAACATCAGGGTTTGGGACTACTCGTATCTATGGCGTGACTTACGGCGATGGGCTTTATGTTGCTGTCGGTCAAGACGGAACAATGACAACCTCAACCGATGGCATCACTTGGACTAGCCGAACATCAGGTTTTGGGTCTACTAATATCGATGCTGTGACATTCGGAGATGGTCTTTATGTCGCTCTTGCTACCGATTTACTAAGAACCTCAACCGATGGCATCACTTGGACTAGCCGAACATCAGGGTTTGGGACTACTCGTATGCGAGGCTTGGGTTACGGAGATGGGCTGTATTTGGTTGTCGGTGACTCAGGAACAATGACAACCTCAACCGATGGCAGTTCTTGGACTAGCCGAACATCAGGGTTCGGTACTACTCGTATCTTTCACGTGACATTCGGCGATGGGCTTTATGTTGCTGTAGGTGAAGACGGAACAATGACAACCTCAACCGATGGCAGTTCTTGGACAACTCGAACATCAGGGTTTGGAACTACTGTTATCCTTGGAGTGACATTCGGCGATGGTCTTTATATCGCTTTCGGTAGAAGCGGTACCTTAACAACCTCACCCGATGGCATCACTTGGACTAGCCGAACATCAGGGTTTGGGTCTAGGCACATCAACGGCGTGACGGCATAATAACAGAAAGAGAAAATAATGACACGATACCGCTTTGAAATTGACACAGACAACGCCATCAGGATTTGGGATAACGTCACTATTGGCGATGAGGGCGCACCCTTTATGTTCCAACCAGACTGGCCAGATGTAACCCCGTGGGCAGACGCGGCTCAGGCAACCGATTGGGCTGAGGTGTTTATCGCCTCACTCGTAGACCCTCTAAGTGAGTTTGTGGCAGGTAACTCACCTGATACTCACCCAGCTATTAGACCAGAACCAGTAGAGGAAGAAATCTAATGCCAGTAACATCAACAGGCGTAACAGTAGGCACTTCAATAACAGCAGTATCAGGGCCATTCATTTCTAGCAAGGTTGTTTACTTGCAGTCTGGAACCGAAGGCGCTGCAACTTATGTTGGAGGCTCAGACGTATCGGCAAGCACCGGGATACTACTAAGCGAAACTAACAACGCTGTTTTTCAAACAAACGCTGACGACACCTTGTATTGCATCTCTGATACAGGTGGAGCCGTTGTCAAGGTAGTGGAAGTCAAGTAACCATGTCAGACGAATCAACTTCGGTGCGTATTACTAACGCACAAGTTTATGAGAAGTTGATGGAAGTCAACGAGAATCAAATTGAAATGTTCGCAGAGCTACGGGGCTTGAAGTATCTCCCGGAAAAGGTTGCCAACATGGAGACTCGACTATCCAAAGTGGAGCTAATTGCTCGACTTGTCTACGGTGTCTATGGTGCAACACTAGGAGCAGTGGCGGTCGCGTTAGTGAGCCTACTAAGTGGCTAAGCGACTAGCCGATTGGCGCTTGCCCTATGACGCTAAATACATAACCGCTCACTACGGTGAGATGAGTGCTTATCGCAGAGCGCACGGCATGCAAAGTCATTCGGGAACGGACTGGGCAAGGCCACGTGGAACCCGGATTCCGGCAATAGCAAAAGGAACAATCCACCTCATACAATTTTCCAGCGTCTTAGGTTGGGTCGTAGTTCAGACCGCTATGGATAAGCGCGGACGAATTTGGTATCTAGGTTATTGCCATATGGACAACAGGCCCGGCTACGAGGTTGGACAAAAGCTAGTCAAGGGTCAGACTGTAGGACTGCTTGGCTCCGCAGGTCAATCCTCCGGCCCTCACGTACACCTCACAGCCTCTAGGACACTCAAAGGTGTATTCGGTGTCACGGCCGACAAAGTAGACGCTTACAAGCTAATTCTTGCTAATGTAAAGAAGCCCGTAAAAAGACCAGCGCCTTCGGTGGTTGCTCCTGTCGTAGAGGAAAAGGAAATTTGCAAGCCCGTATCCGGTGGGAATAAGCGCGGCAGGTTCTGGCACCTGTTCGGGGGCGGGCGATGAGCGCTATCCGTAAAAACATGGGCAAGCTGGTAGACGGTGCGTTCCTGCTAAAAGACGAGCCTGAATCTAAGGTCGGAGCAAGCTGGAAGTTTAGGCGCAAAATAATCTTTGGTTCTTACAGGTTAGGCTTCGGAATGATTGTCTTCGGCGCTCTGACTTTTCTTGTTGACCAGTGGGGCGTAGGTGTGACACTAATTACAGGTGGCGTATCTCTCATTTCAATCATTACAACGGCGTACACTGTAAGTGCGTCATGGCAAGACGGAAGAAATAACAATCAAGATTGGACTAATGGAGATGTTTAGCAAAAAATTTATCAACAGCGCAGGCGAACGAGCAGTCAAGACTTTTGCTCAGGCAGGGCTTGCTTTTCTTGGAGGCGGAACCGTTGGGTTGTTCTCAGTGGATTGGGTCGGGTTCTTTAGTATTGCAGCAGGCTCAGCCCTGTTGTCACTCCTGACATCCATTGTCACTAAGAAGCAGCTATAACAACTTAATTATTCTGGGCGCTTGTGCCTTATTGCTTTTGCGCAGGCGCTGTCGCTGTCGAGAGTTCATGCCTCCCCAAATACCGTGCGCCTCGTTGTTGACCAGCGCAAACTGCAAGCATAGCTCCCGAACAGGGCAAGCATTACAAAGCTGGATAGCGGGTTGCATTTGTGGGTTCGGTGTTCCACCTTCAGGAAACCAAGCGTCCGGGTCGGTTTGTTGACAGGCCGTTGAGCCGTGTTCGCGTATGCCGTCGGCTAGTGCAGTGAGTGCCTGTTCTGAGTTCATAAGCAAAAGGTAACCACTCTAATAGAGGGTTGTCAAATTGGCTCTAGCTAGCGGTCTTGTGGCGAAGTTGCGCCCCAAATTCCATAGCGTTGATGCGTCTCCATGGCGTACGTAAAACATTCTTCGACCATTGGACACGCCTTACAAATTGCCTTGGCGGTCTTAGTGGCGACAGCCCTAGCCTCCGGTTCGCTTATGTCCTCAGGAAAGAAAACGTTCGGCAGTCTCTGACACTCAGGGTCATTCAAGTCAATAAGTTTCAAGAACTTCATGTAGGGACTTGATAAGTGTCCGTGCTTAACCATAGACTCAGCCTAGTCAACAAAGGAGAGAAATGGAACAACACACACCGGAAGTATTTAACAACGCAAAACTGGTCGGAGTATTCAATCCGGGTAGCGACGAGTGGCATGCAGCTAGGGCTGAAGGTCTAGGCGGCAGTGAGATAGGCGTAGCTATGGGGCTTAGCCCTTGGCAGAGTGCCTATTATTTATGGGCGGTAAAGACAGGGCAAATAGAACCGCGAGCTGTTTGGAATTGGGCCATAAGATTTGGGCAGAAATTCGAGGAGCCGATTATGGAACTGTTGCAGGAGGAGCATCCCGACTGGGATATCTATTCCACTGGAACATACTCCAATAACGAGCGCCCCTTTATGCACGCTAACCCCGACGGCTTGGCTAAGGTAAATGGCGAATGGGTCATAGTCGAGGTCAAGACCTCTCGGAACTACTGGCACGAAGTACCTCCTTCTTACATCCAGCAGGTTCGGTATTACATGTCGGTAATGGGAATCAAACGCGCAGTCATTGTCGGAGTAGTCAACATGGCTTGGGTTGAACATTGGGTTGAGTGGGACGACTTCGAGCAAGATGTTCTGCTAGACCAAGCTGCTAGATTCTGGAAGCACGTTACCGAAGGAACCGCTCCGGATTGGGACGGCTCCGCTTCGACTTATGAGGCGGTCAGAGAAATGCACCCGGACATAAACGATGAGGAGATTGAGGTCGATGGGATACACAATCTATCTATTGCTCAGGCAAATTTTGAGCAAGCAGAGGCAGAGTTTTACAAGCAAAAGTCTCAAGTCCTAACCGTTATGGGCAAAGCGAAACACGCATATTTTGAACACGAAGGTAGCAAGATTCGTGTTGCTTCACGGCAAGCACGTAATGGTGGCCGACCTTACCTAGTAGTAAACAAGAAGGGAAAGTGATGCAAGTCTTTTTGGGAGATACCGTAACGCTCAACAAAGGGGAAACATACATTACAGGCCCAGTATCAGGAGTTGTCTTAGACGATAGACGAGAGCTTGAACGGGTTTACATTGAGGGCATTGACCAAGCGTTCTACATGAGTCGCCACTGGAAGTTTGTCGAAGAAGAAAACGAAGAAGAATGGGACGAGGAAAACTAATGCCAAAATTTGATTTGAGTAAATACGCAACGGTTGCAGAGCGCTTGCAAATGGTGTACGCAGAGTACCCGGACGCAAGAATGGTTACAGAAAATCTAACTACGCCACAAGACAGAGCAGTTTCCACGTGGGTAGTCAAGGCTTCTTTGTATCTAACGGCAGGCGACCAAGCTAACAACTTGGCTAAGGCAACTGGACACGCTTTCGAGGTGGACGGAACAGGAGG